GCATTCTATGAAGAATCACATGATCCATATGATGAAGTAGAACCAGTACTTATCAAATATCTTCCTAGGGATGATGTACAGAAGGAAGCAATTGAATTCGTCTTAGGAGGAGGAAAATGGATCTCTAATAGATTCTCTAGCCAGTTATCAGTTAATTTGAATACTGGTAAAGGTAAGACTTATGTTGCCATTGCTATGGCATCGTTCTTACGACAGAGAACTATGATGATTACTGCTTCTGTAAACTGGATCAATCAATGGAAGAATTGTATAATGGAATACACTAATATCAAGGAGGATGAGATCTATATCCTTACTGGTAGAAGATCCATTATACAACTTCTTAAAGGTCAGAAGGATCTTAAGAAGTATAAATTCATCTTGTCTTCTCATACTACGATAAGAAACTATGGAGAAGAAAAAGGATGGGAATCTGTTACAGAGTTATTTAAATTCTTGCGTATTGGGTTGAAGATCTACGATGAGGCTCATCTCAATTTCGATAATATGTGTCTTATTGACTTCTTTACCAATACATATAGAACTCTGTATCTTACTGCTACACCAGCAAGATCAGATAGAGGGGAGAATCTTGTATATCAATTAGCATTAAAATCTATTCCAAAGATAGATTTGTTTGATGAAAAGACAGATCCTCATACGAAATGCATTGCTATACATTACAATTCTCATCCTACACCACAGCAAGTTTCATCTTGTCGTAATATATATGGGTTTGATAAACTCAAGTATATCCGATACATAATTAAGAAGCAAGAGTTTTATATGATGCTTATGCTTCTTATCGATTTCTGCACAAAGAATGGAGAACGCACTCTAATATATATTGGTCTTAATGAAGCGATCAATACTGTATATCAGTGGCTTTGTTATACATTCCCTCATCTAAAAGATGAAATAGGCATCTATAATTCCCTTGTACCCAAGGAGATTAAGAACGAGCAATTGTCTAAAATGATCATATTGTCTACAATCAAGTCTTGTGGTACTGCAATGGATATACGAGGGTTAAAATACACTGTAAATCTTGCAGACCCAATGGGATCATTGGTATTAACTAGACAGGCTTTGGGTCGTACAAGAGCAGATGATACATATTTTATAGATGTGGTAGACAATGGTTTCGCTTCATTGAGAAACTATTATGGAAAGAAAAGACCAGTATACCTAAAGTATGGTAAATCTCTTAATGATATCAACGTAACTGATGAAGATCTTCTCAATAAACAAAGAGAGATCAGCTTAAGAGTAAATCAGTTATATGCAGAACAGATTCAAAATGAGAATCAAGGTAAAAACTTGATAGAAGTAGTAAAGAGAATATGATAATTATCCCTAATCCAATTGGATTAGGGCTTTCTTTTTTCTAATAGCCAACTTTTGGATAATAACCGAAAGGAGGCTAAGTGTAATGGAAACGGTAGATCAGGTTCCTAAACGACCAATGGTATTCTACCAAATGTCTACAACGAATCAATCGTTCCTAAACATGCATTATATACTTAAAAGCCTTGGCGTTAAGAATAATAGATTTATGCTTGCATTGCTAGATCCAGATCTTGCTGGAGTTAGCCCATTTGATCCTAATCTGAATCAGATGATGAAACGAAAGATTTTCGTTGAAGTAATGAATAACTATTGGTACTTCCTTCGAGAGGTTGTAAGAGTACCATCTCCAGGTATTCCTGGTGGTGTGCCCTATCAACTTCATCGAGGTAATCTTGCTCTTAACTTTTGTATGATGTATAACTTCAATATCTTTTTGGAGTTACCTCGTCAGCAGGGTAAGACCATGTCTGCTATCTGTCGATACTTATGGATATATAACTTTGGTACAACTGATTCTGAAATTACATTCTTGAATAAGAAGATGGATGACTCTAAACTTAACTTACAGCGTTTGAAAGATATTAGAGATCTTCTTCCTTCTTATCTGCGAATGGATCAGGCATATTCATTCAATAATAAGAAGATTAAAGCTCCATCTACAGTTGAGTCTGTTAAGAATCCATCTAATAGAAATATTATAAGAACAGCACCATCTGCTAGATCTGCTATTCTAGCAACTAATCTTCTTCGAGGGCGCACACTCCCTGTTCTATGGGGTGATGAGTGGGCATTTATTCCATATAATGAAGATATTTATCTTGGAGCTGTTCCTGCATATAAGACTGCATCTCTTAATGCAAAGAGAATGGGTAAACCATATGGTATTCTTATTACCACCACCCCAGGTATTTTAACTACTAATGAAGGTATTGCTGCTAATAGAATGCGTATGAATGCAACGCCCTTCGGCGAGATATGGTATGATATGACATATGATGATATCATGTCTGTTCTAAATGCAAATGAAATGTCTAACTTCATCTATATCAAATACACATATCAGCAGATTGGTAGAGATGAGAAATGGTTTACAGATATCTGTAAAGATCTTGAATGGAACTGGGATGCAATCAGGCGAGAGGTTCTTCTTGAATGGTCTGAGAATCCAGAAAACTCTCCATTCAATAGAGAGGATCTTGAATGTGTATCTAGACTTGTACATCCTCCTGTAGACGTTAAGCCTATTAAGATCTTTAATAGAACATACATGCTTAATATCTATGATAATACCATTCCTCTTAGAGCAGATTATACCCCTAAATATCCTCCTATTATTGGAGTTGACGTATCTGGTGGTTATAATCGAGATGCATCTGCTATAACAATTATTGATTCACGCACAACGCGGGTTATAGCAGACTTTAAGAACAATTCTATCAATACAAATGATCTTGCAAGAGTTATTTATCAGATAGTGACGAAGTACTATCCGAACGCTGTGATAAACATTGAGCGCAACGGAGTAGCGGAAGCAATCTCAGCGTAGAGAGTAATCTTTACGTTCCTACAGTGTTAAATGCTTTGAAGAGGGTTAAATCTTCGGATACCCTTGTTTAGCAGCGAAACTGTTATTTTTTTATAACAGTACGTCCAACGATCATCCCCTGGCGGGGGAGTAGAACTGTAAGCTAATGGCAGAAGAAAAATCCTGGCCCTACTCTATTTTATAGAGAGGGATGACAAATGATCTGAACTACGCCCTGTAATGGGGGTGCATCGGAATTGACCGAGCGTCACAGAGTTGCGTCTGTGATGAAACAGAATTGGTTACGGCGCTAGTGTTCTGGCAAAGCTTCTTGAAACTAATCTGAAAAAGAATCTCTATTATGAGATTAAAGATCGAGTTATTGAAGAAACCAACGATGGTATTAGAATTGTAAGAAAGAAGACCAAGACCAAAGTATTTGGTCTAGACTCGTCTAAATCAAAGAGAGAGCTTCTCATTCAAATCCTTAAAGAGAGAATGGAGTCTCATAAAGATAAATTTGTATCTCCAGTGATCTTTGAAGAGCTAAAGAGAATGGAGATTAAGAGAAACGGTAAAGTGGAGCATGCTGATAACTACCACGATGACCAAGTCTTCTCTTATCTTATGGCTCTCTATGTATGGTACGAAGGTAAAGATCTTAAACAAAGGTTTAATATTGATAAGACTACCATTCAAACTGATGAGAATATTGATGAAGTAGTTACAGGTCTTGAAGAGAAATATAGTGATATCATCACTGAAATTGAGTATATCCAGAAGAAAGATGACGATGATGAGATCACTAAACAGCTTTCTGAACTTAAACAAGGAAAAGGTGTAACTCTTAAAGAGTTCCTTATGGGTGAAAGAAGCAAAGAAAATGAACTCTTCAATGTAATGCTTCAGAATAGAGCTATAAAGAGAGCATATGCCAGAGATAATAATATTACACCAGAAGATGTAGATTATATCTATGGCAATGCTGCTAAGGCTATTCCTGATGCTGTGTTGCTTGGATTCAATACTGATGATGAACGATCTATTGATATGATGCTTGCTGATGATATGAAGAATTATATGGAACAATTACAGCGAGATGCTATTAGATAAGAAAATTTGACAGTACATATCCCTCTACCTGGCGAAGGTAGAGGGAGACATGTACACCGATCAATTGTGTGTATCCAGGAGGCAAACCAAAGAAAGAAGGAAAGCATGGATAAATCAATCGAGCTGCTTACTATTCACTCTATTGATTTACATAAATGTTTAACGCTAATCACGCACAAAGGGGAGTGATCAAGATGGTCTTGAATAGACTAGTGAATTTTACACAAGTAGATGACAATGAATGGGCGACACCAAGATTTCAAATTCTGTATTCGGTTGGTCTTTATACAATAAAAGATGTGGGAATGGGAATGTATAAACTCATAAGGGAAATCGATGCTGGAAACAATATAGACTCTAAAGAAATTGGAAAATCTAATGATCGTGCATATTTAACAGAGTTAGCAGAAACCGATCTTCTTAATATTATCAAAGAAACTGATTATCATAACTCTAGAATGCAGTACTTTGCAGAGACTATGTCTTTGTTTATTGAGCTTATAGATAGAATCATATCATATAAGACAGAGAAGAGTCAGCCTGTATATGACTATGTAAAACTGAGAGAGAAGATCACAGCTTTTATTAGAGTCAAGTTCTGTATTGGATTCTTCTATAGAGGATTTGTTGCATCATTCATTGAAATGATAAAAACTAAGAAGAAGGCCAACGATATTCTTAAATCAATTCTATTTTCCATGATTCTGATGGTAAGAAGAGAGATTAAAGAACGTCTCGATGAGGATACATATAATGATAAGCAGTGGATTGCTATATTGTATGATATCTCTGATATTGAGCGTAGAATCTTCAAGCTTTGATTTGGTAAGCAAAACTGATTCATTTTTTATTTTTTACACAACTCATCATTAAACTCTTAAAGGAGGAAATGAAATATGGGTTCTTTTTTGCAGAATAACCAGGCATACAATATCAGGGCAGAAGGACAATTGGCTTCTATCTTATCTAGCTTTGATACAGACTATGTAATTGGTATTATGGAGGATATCCTAGCTAATCAATTGAATGACTTCAATCCAGTTCCTAAAGCCAATATCATCAATAGCTTTGAGGATAACTTTAAAGCTATCCTGAATGATTATCCAGAAGATAAACCTAATATCCTTGATATTAGAGAATCGACTTATAGCTTGATCCTTAGTAAGATTGCAAAGGCATTTAACTTTGAGTTTAGAGATACAGATCAGATGGATCTGTATTCTATTGCTAAACTCCTCTATGATTTCTTTGTATCTAACTATAATGGGTATCTTATTAACTTTATGGCAGACTATATTATCAGAGAGCAAGATACTTTGTATAAAGTCTTGAATATGGAACAGTTTAAGAAGGATAAAGATGTAACTACGATCTATAATAAGAAGCTATTTGATAGTGTACAGATGGCTATCATTAGTTCTCATCTAGATTATGTAGTTAAATATATGATGGATATGGATTTTACGATGGAACAAGTTCTTACTGTTACATATCGTAATAATCCATACCATATTGCTGCATTTATGCAGCATGTATTCCCGAAGATGGACTTTTATAAAGACTATTATTGCAGATTGATCTCTATTCCAAATATTTATCCTATTATTGTAACATATCTTAAGATTGATCTGCAACGTAGATGTCTACCAGCAGATACACGGATTAATCTTAACTTTTAAAGTTATAGGAGTGTGTATTCATGAAGAAGGATGCTAATTTTGGACTTAAGCAAGCTTTTAAAGCAATGGATGATATTAATTTAGATGGTATTTTCTCTGACTTTGATGAGAATGATCGACTGATCATGTCCACTCTTGTTCAAAAGCTTAAAGAGAATAAAGATTTTAACCCTCTCTCTGAGCTTCCTGAAAAGGCTCATAAGATGGTACATGAACTTGCACAGATTGATAAATCTAA